GAGTGGAAGAGCATACGAGAACCAGTAAAGAAGCGCGACAACTATGAGTGTCAAGAGTGCAAGCGTAATGGTCGAGTTCAAACAGATACCAATGAATACAGTGAGAGTGCAAAGCGTAAGAAGATACAGCTCGTTGTCCATCATATAAAAGAACTAGAACATCATCCAGAGTTAGCATTAGATATAGACAATCTTGAAACGGTTTGCGTGAATTGTCATAACAAAGAACACGGAAGAGTTTACGAAAAGAAACAAAATAAATGGGAACATGATGAGAAATGGTGAAAATAAAACAGAAATAACACCCCCCGGTTCAAGAATTGGGCTTTTTTTCGTCTAAGGGGCACCGGAGGAGGGGGTTAACTGTCAGGTTTTTTTCGATTTTACGCACGTAAGGGGGGGTGGGTAGATGGCTGTTAGTATTGTGAGGTTAAAAGAACAGCTCATGAATAGTATTGATATCACAGATTTAGTTGAAGTTGAAAAAGTAGAAAGATATATTGATCTGGTCAAAGCATTTAGAAAAATAAATAAAACCATTAATAAAGAAGGCGAATCTGTAACAGTAAAAAATGGTTCTCAAGTTTTTGTTAAAGCCCACCCTCTTATAAGTGAGAGGAATAAAATTAACAGTTCTTTAATTGCTTTAGGAAGAGATATAAAATTCGTTCCTAAAGTTGGTGCTTCTAATACGGGATACAGTCCAAGTGATTTAATATGATCAGGCAAAAGTATGTAGATGAATATATTGAGCTTTATAGGAGTGGGAAAATAAAGTTCAACAAAGAAAGAGAACTGTTAATTGACTATCTAGAAAAATATGTTTTGAACAGAGACGATTTATATTTTGATGATGAAATGATTGAGAAGTGTATCCGTTTTGGAGAGAAATGGTACTTTCCGTTGCAAGCATTTCAGAAATTCTTAATAGCATTCGTTTTTTTGTTTTATAAGAAAAACGGGCGTGTATTTTATCGTAAATTCTTATGGATGCTAGGACGTGGTGGCGGTAAAAACGGATTAATATCAGTCATCATTCATTTTTTAATTAGTGAAATGCATGGTATCACGGAGTATAACATTTCCGTTGTTGCAAACAGTGAAGAGCAGGCGAAAACCAGTCCAGATGAAGTTCATAAATGCGTCAAACGAAATGAAATATTGCAACGAGCATTTAAAACTACATTAACCCAAACTGTCTCTAAAGCAACAGGAAGTATATTGAAGTTTAGAACGTCTAATGGAGATACAAAAGATGGTTTGCGTGATGGCGCGGTTGTATTTGATGAAATACATCAATATGAAAGCAATAAAGATGTTCGAGTCCACATTAGTGGTTTAGGGAAAAAGAAAAACCCACGCGAATTTTACATTGGTACAGACGGGTATGTACGAGACGGATTTCTAGATAAGCAAAAAGAAAAAGCAATGAAAGTTTTAAATGGTGAAGCCCGTCCAAATGCTATCTTTCCGTTCATTTGTAAATTAAATGATGAAAAAGAAGTCGATGATATCGATAATTGGGAAATGGCGAATCCAATGTTATCTTATCCTTTAAGTGAGTATGCTGAGGGATTACTTGAAACGATAAAAGAAGAATACGAGGATTTAGAGGATGATCCAAGCAACCGAGAAGAGTTCATGACAAAACGAATGAACTTGCCGGTTACAAACTTGGAGCGATCTGTTGCGAAATGGTCAGAAATTCTTGCTACAAATCGTCCATTTCCTGATTTATATGCTCAAGAATGTATAGGGGCATTAGACTTTGCAAGTATTCGAGACTTTGCAGCATGTGGTCTTTTATTTAGACAAAATGGGGAGTACATTTTTAAAACTCATTCCTTTGTTCGAAAAGAATTTGTTGATATCTATTATGGATATTCTAAAAAAGCGGGTGAGTTTAAAAAACAAAAATTTGCTCCAATAAAAGAATGGGAAGAGCAAGGTTTACTAACAGTTGTGGATGAACCAACTATTAATCCTCAACACATTGTTGATTGGTTTGTAGAAATGCGAGAACAATATGGAATTAAAAAGATTATAGCTGATAACTTTAGAATGGAAGCAATAAGGCCATTATTAGTAGCAGAGGGGTTTGAAATAGAAGTTATACGAAACCCAAAAGCAATTCATAGTTTATTAGCTCCACGTATTGAAATGGCATTTGCAAATAAACAAATTGTTTTTGATAATAATCCGCTAATGCGTTGGTATACGCAAAATGTGTTGGTTGTTATCAAAGGTGATGGAAATAAAATATATGAAAAGAAAGAACCTGTACGTAGAAAAACAGATGGGTTTCAGTGTTTTGTTCATGCTCTTTATCGGGCGGATGAGATACAAGAAGCAACTGATTTTGTTATAGGTAACATTAAATTCTAATAAAGGGGGTGACAGCCATTGGATGGTTAGGTTCAGTATTTAAAAGAAATAAAGAACTAGAATTTATGCTAGATTTGGATTTGATTGCTGATACAGCAAATAGGCTTCACATGAAACGATTAGCACTTGATACATGCGTATCTTTTCTAGGAAGAACGATTAGTCAATCTGAATTCAGGGTAAGAAACGGTAAAACATTTGAGAAGAATGAGCTTTATTATCGACTAAACGTTAGACCGAATAAGAATATGACCGCAAGTACCTTCTGGGAAAGATTTATTCGTAAACTTATTTATGATAATGAATGCTTAGTCATACAAGCTGATGATGGTGATTTACTTATTGCCGATGGATTTCAGCATAACGAATATGCTGTATATGAAGATGCTTTTACAGATGTAACAGTAAAAGATTACACGTTTAAGAGAAGTTTTAAACAAAGCGAAGTAATTCACTTAAAGTATCGAAATGATAAATTATCTCCACTTATCGATGGATTATTTGCGGATTACGGAGATTTATTTGGTAGGATATTAAACTCACAGAAGCGTAAAAATCAAGTTCGTGGCACGGTTGATATGGATATGATTGGTGCTAAAACAGAAGAACAAATAGCGAAGTTACAAGAGTTTATAGACAACATGTATAAGTCGATTGGCTCAAAAGATATAGCTATTGTCCCACAACAAAAGGGTATTAATTATAACGAGATATACAACGGTGTTGCGAATGGCCCAAGTGTGGAAGAAATCAATAAAGTAACAAATGGTTTCTTAAATCAAGTAGCTATGGCATTTGGTATTCCAACAGCTCTGATATATGGGGAAATGGCTGATGTAGAAAAGCAAACGAAAAATTATATGCTTTTTACAGTACGGCCATTATTAAAAAAGCTATCTGATGAAGCGAACGTTAAATTCTTTGAAATGAGTGAATATCTTTTGGGACGAAGAATTGAGGTTAAGGCTGTTTCCTATCAAAGTATATTTGATCTTGCGACAAGTATTGATAAACTCATTTCTTCAAGTGCATTTACAGGAAATGAGATTCGATCAGAAGTAGATTATGAAGATTCTGATGATCCAAACCTAAATATTCATCATATTACGAAAAACTATACAAAATTAGATGAATCTGAAGGAGGGGAGAAAGAAAATGACGGTGAAAATTGATGTTAAAGGGCCAATTATTTCAAATGATGAAGCATGGATTTATGATTGGTTTGAAATGGATGCTACAAGCCCAAGTAAGATTTCAAAAGAACTTGAAAATGCAAATGGCGAGGAATTAGTTGTATCAATAAATAGTCCTGGTGGTTATGTAAATGAAGGTTCAGAGATTTACACGGCATTAAAAAATTATCCTGGTCATGTAGAAGTTCAAATTGTTGGTTTAGCAGCAAGTGCAGCATCATTTATTGCAATGGCTGCCGATAAAGTCCGCATTTCTCCAACAGCACAAATCATGATTCACAATGCTTCTATGTGGAATGGTGGTGATCATCGTGACATGGAAAAGGCGGCTGAGATGTTAAAAATAACAGATCGAGCAATTGTAAACGCCTATGTCATTAAAAGTGGTAAATCAGAAGAAGAACTACTTAATATGATGGCTGAAGAGACTTGGATGGGTCCACAACAAGCATTAGAAAATAATTTTGTAGATGAAATCATGTTCATGGAGAATCCAGTTAAAATGACAGCTTCAAGTGCCACTTCTACTATGATCCCGCAGAAAGTAATTGATGGTTTTAGAAATGGAACAATGGGAAAAAGTCAAGGAATTACAAAAGAAGATTTAAATACAGCATTATCAGGGTTAAAAGGTGAAATCCTGAATGATTTACAAACGAATACAAATCCAAAAGAGCTTATTCCAGAACCTGTTAATACAAAGCAGAATCTGAGTAAGCTCTTTTTAACTTTAGGAGGAAAATAAAATATGGTTATTAAATTCAATAACTTTGAAGAGAAGAAATTAGCTTTTGCGAAAGCAACACAGGAAGGTACAACAGAAGAACAATCGGCAGCATTAAATTCTATGATTGAAGCACTTGCTACAGATGTTCGTTCAGATATCTTAAATCAAGTGAATGAATCAATGGTAGATCGTTCTATTATGCAATCTCGCGGCGCTAATGTATTAACAAGCGAGGAAATGAAGTTCTTTAATGCAGTTGTGGAAGAAGGTGGCTTTAAGTCTACTGAAACTTTACCTAAAACAACTCAAGAACGAATCTTTGATGATTTAGTTGAAGATCATCCTTTCTTACAACATATTGGTTTAGAAAATTTAGGGGCTGTAACAGAATTCATTTACGGCGATCCAGAGGGTGCAGCAGTATGGGGACCGTTATTTGATGGTATTAAAGGGCAACTAAATGCTACATTCCGTAAAGATAGCATTTCACAACTTAAATTAACAGCGTTTATTCCATTAGCAAACGACATGTTGAAACTTGGACCGGTATGGGTAGAACGTTATGTTCGTACAATGATTACAGAGGCAATGAAAGTGGGTTTAGAACGTGGATTTGTAGCTGGTACAGGTAAAAATGAACCTATCGGGTTATTAAAAGATCCAAGTGGAAGTGTTGTGAATGGAGTATATCCAGATAAGAAGCCAGTAGGCACTTTAACGTTCGAACCAGGTCGTAAAACAATCAATGAATTAAAAGATGTTGTTAAATTACTAGCTAAAAAATTAAATGCTGATGGTTCGGATGCAGATCGACCAAAAAATATTGCTGGTAAAGTAGTTATGGTAACTAATCCGTTTGATACTTTTGATATTCAAGCGAACGCAACAATTCAAAATGCGGCTGGAGTATATGTAACAAGCTTGCCATTTAATCCGATCCTTACAGAATCGGTGTTTGTACCTCAAGGGAAAGTATTATTCTTTGTTAAGGGTCAATATGTTGCAGCGATGGGTGGAACAGAGCCAATCAAAAAATATGAAGAAACACTAGCTTTAGAAGATGCGACAGTTTATATTGCTAAACAATATGCTACAGGTAAACCAAAGGATAAATACACTTCACAAGTTTACACATTTAAACTTGAAGAAGTAACGCCACCAACACAAGGATGATGTGAATGGATACATTAATTTCAAATGAAATATTACAGCAATTCAAAGATAGGATGCGATTAGGTGATGACGAAGACGATAACCTAAGACGTATCCTTTTTGCATCCAATGAGGCTCTAATAAAAGTGTGTGGATCGTATGACATAACCAAAGATGAGACGTTCAAAGAATTAGTTTTTGAGCGTTCTCGTTATGTTTACAATGATGCACTTGAATATTTTACTAAGAATTTTTTAACCGAAATTAATAGTTTTGGCATTGCAAAAGCTTTAGAAGAAATAAAATTGGACGGTGATTAATATGCGTCCTTTTCAGTACAAAAAACCATTGAATACAGGTGATTTTAGGAATCGAATTATTTTTGAACAGCCTGAAGTAATAAAAGATGAATTGAATCAAGAAGTTGAAACAGGCAATTGGCAAGAAGTTAAAAAAGCATGGGCGATGATAAAAACGATAAAAGGTTCAGAGTACATTGAAGCTTCAGCTTCCCAGGCTACACGAATTTATCGCTTTGTAATTCCTTATACAACAGGTATTACAGAATTAATGCGAATTATTTTGAAGGATAAAGCAAGACTTAGAACCTTTGACATTATCGAACCGCCAATGAATGATGATGAAATGTATCAAACATTGACCATTATCGCAAAGGAGCATACTTAATATGAATGATTTTGCCAGTGAGCTTGCTAGAGAATTACAAAGATATGCGAATATTGTGGAAGAAAACTTAGAAAATGAAATTGATGAAGTGGGAGATATTGCTGTCGGTAAGTTAAAGCAAGGTAGCCCTAAAAAAACAGGTACTTATCGTAAAGGATGGCGTAAGAAAAAAGAAGGTAATGGCGTTGTCCTCCACAATACACAAGGACAATTAACGCATCTTTTAGAAAAGGGACATGCGAAAGTCGGTGGTGGTCGAGTTCCAGCACAAGTTCATATTCGTCCAGTTGAAGAGTATGTAATTGATGAATTGCCAAAACGTATTGAAAGGGCGGTTGGGCAATGACATTAGGTGAATTAACAAAAATCCTTGAAGCTACAGGCTATCCTGTGGCTTATTCGCATTTCACAGCAACGCCAACTAATCTAGTTCCAGCGCCACCTTATATTTGCTTTCTTGTGGATGGATCAGCAAATTTAATGGCTGATAACAAAGTCTATCACAAGATAAATGATTTAAATATAGAGCTTTATACAACTAAAAAAGACTTAGTTGCAGAAGCCAAACTTGAACAAGTCCTAGACAATCATGAAATTCCTTATGACTCGTATGGGACTTTTATTGAATCTGAAAATATGTATCAAAAATTATATGAAACGAGGTTGATATAAATGAATGAAAACAAAGTAGCTTTTGGTTTGAAAAATGTCCATTATGCACTGTTCGACACTAAAGGTGGTGTTGTTACATTTAGTAACCCAATCCCATTACCGGGTGGAATTGAATTAACGTTTGATCCACGAGGGGATTTAATCGAATTTTACGCCGATGACATGCTTTATTATGCAGCAAGTAATAACCAAGGGTATGACGGTACATTATCTATTGCTAATATTCCAGAGCAATTTGCAATCGATGCATTAGGAGAGGAATTAGACGAAGAAGACGGTGTACTAAACGAATTAGCTGATGCAAAAGGAAAACCATTTGCATTATTATTTGAATTTGATGGTGATGTACGAGCGACACGCCACGTTATGTTTAACTGTTCAGCAAGTCGTCCAACAATCGCATCTAAAACGAAAACAAATTCAGCAGAGCCAAATACAAATGAACTTAAATTTGTATCAAGCCCTATTGATATTAATGGAAAACGTATGGTTAAAACGAAAACTACAACTAAATCAAAACAAGCGATTTATGATAATTGGTACAAAAAAGTATATACAAAAGTACCAGCATTACCAAAAGGAGCGTAAGTAGATGGAAAAGACGGTTACAATAGACGGAAAACAAGTCAGATTAAAAAGTACAGCAGCAACGGTTAAACGATATAAAGCACAATTCAGACGTAATTTATTTGCAGATATGATGGGGTTAGGAGCAATTAGTACATTAACTTCATCAGATGGATCACAACAACCTATCGATACATCTAATCTTGATTTAAGTAAAGTGGATTTTGAGCTTGTTTATGATTTGACCTGGTTATTCGCTAAAACGGCTGATCCAAGTATTCCTGATCCTATGGTTTGGCTTGACGGTTTTGAAGAATTCCCTATTGAAGAAATCATGCCAGAAATAATGGAACTAGTTCAAGTCACTATGGGAGCAAAAAAAAAATAACAGGAAATGATGAAAGGCAAGGGACATTCAGTGATGAAGAATTGACCACTGATTTGTTCCTTGCTCTTTGTTATAAAGCAAAATTAACGCATTGGGATTTAGAAACCATGACAATCGGTGATTGTTTTGATTACATTGCTGAGTTTGCTGAAATGGAGAATCCAGACAAAGAAAAAATTAGAAAAGCGAGTCAAAAAGACTTTGATTCATTCTAAGAAATGAGGTGAGAAAATGGCAGGAAGAATTAAAGGGATTACGATAGAAATCGGCGGGAATACCGGGCCGTTACAAAATGCTTTAAAAGATGTAAATAAACAAAGTGATGCCTTGGCTAAAGAATTAAAAGATGTTGAACGCCTGTTAAAGTTTGATCCAGGTAATGTGGAAGCTTTAGCACAAAAACAAAAATTACTTACACAACAGATTGAAAACACAACGCAAAAGCTAGATAAATTGAAAGCAGCGGAACAACAAGTACAAGCTCAATTTCAAAACGGTAAAATTTCTGAAGAACAATATCGTGCATTCAGGCGTGAAATTGAATTTACAGAAGGGTCACTTAATGGTCTTAAAAATAAGCTAGGAAACATGAAGGCTGAACAAGAGAATGTAGCGAGTTCCACAAGGCAATTAGAAACATTGTTTAGAGCTACAGGAAAAAGCGTTGATGATTTTGCAGGAGCATTAGGAAATCGTCTTGTGAATGCAATTAAAAGCGGAACAGCGACAAGTCGCCAATTAGAACAAGCGATTGGGATTATTGGTCGTGAAGCATTAGGAACTGAAGCGGATATTGAAAAATTACAACGAGCACTACGATCTGTGGATGCTGGTAATTCAATACAACAAGTACGGAACGAATTACGAGATTTACAACAAGAAGCCCAAAGGACGGAAAGAGAATTTCAAGAATTAGATATTGGCCTAGAAAACGTACTTGGTGCAATGGTAGCTGGTGGTGGAATTGCCGGGACAATCGAAAAAGCACTTGATATGTCTAAGTTAAAAACAAAGATTGATATAACTTTTGACGTCCCAGAATCCTCGAAAAAGTCTGTAGAAGAAGCTGTGAGAGGCGTTACCGCTTATGGCGTTGATGCAGAAGCATCTTTAGAAGGTGTACGCAGGCAATGGGCTTTGAATAAAGGTGTAAGTGATGAAGCGAATGCAGCAATCGTAAAGGGAGCAGCTGCAATTGCACAATCATATGAAGGTATAGATTTCACAGAACTAATACAAGAAACAAATGAAGTTGGAAATGAATTAGGCATTTCACAAGAAGGCGCACTTGGATTAACCAATGCCTTGTTAAAAATTGGATTTCCACCTGAGCAATTAGATGTTATTGCTGAATACGGTGGACAACTAACGCGGGCAGGCTATACAGCTGAAGAAGTACAAGCCATAATGGCGGCTGGGGTCGAAACCGGAACTTGGAATTAGATTATAGTTCCCTTGTATGGCGACATACAATGAAAAACTCCTTTAATTCAGTGAAACTCTCAAATGAGACAATACTGAGCGAAGCCTTTTAATTAAGGAACGTGCAACGACTAGTCGAAAGACGTAGGGTGTAAGCAAATGACACTCGAAACGGGGAGCAACTCAAGTAGTTGAAGATATAGTCTAATCTATGCGGTGACGTATAGCAGTTCATAAAAGAACGGGCGTGACGTTGCGAATCACGTTGAATATAAATGATTGATAATCTCTTAGATGGTTTGAAAGAAGGGCGCATCAAAGCGGCTGAGTTCGGTCAAGGCGTCGATAAGGCTATGAAGGAAACACTGGAAGGAACTAATATTTCAGCTGAACAATTGCAAAAATGGGGACAATCTGTTTCTAAAGGTGGAAAAGAAGGATCTGCGGCTATGACAGAGATTGCAGCGGCTTTAGCTAATGTAGAAGATCAAACAAAACGGAATGAACTAGGTGTCAAGCTCTTCGGTACAATGTACGAAGACCAAGGCGATAACATAACATACGCATTACTCGGTGCACAAAGTAAAGTAGTTGATTTTGACAAGAATCAAACGAACTTAAATGAATCTATCAAAAAAATGGATGCCAATCCAGCGGTTAAAATGCAAAAGGCTATGGGAGATTTAAAGATGGCGTTAGAACCAGTATTATCAGTCGTAGCTGATCTGGTATCTAAATTTGCTGAATGGATTACTAATAATCCAGCATTAGCAGCAACGCTTGCAGCCGTAGCAACTGCCATTGGTATAATTTCAGGAGCAATCATGGCACTTGCGCCTATAGTTGTAACGGTAATGAGTATTTTTGGAATTGGTGCGGCCGCAGCGGCTGGGATTGTCGCCATAGTTCCAATTACCATAGCAGCTATTGTTGCTCTTGGTTTTGCTATTTATAAAAACTGGGAAGATATCAAAAATTGGACGATAGATACCTATAATTTTATTAAAGATTATTTAGTAGGATTGTGGAGCGGAATAGTAGAAACCGCATCCTCTTGGTTATCTTTGCTTGTAGAATCAGTGTCTGGATGGTGGTCCTCCCTAGTAGAATCAACGATAACATGGCTATCTTCAATGGTAGAGACGGCATCTAGCTGGTGGTCTTCTCTAGTAGAAACCGCATCTCAATTTTTTATGCAATTGTTCCAAAAATGGCAAGAAACTTGGCAGTCTATTCTTACATTCTTAGATCCAATTATTTCATTAATTTCTACCTTGTTAGAAGCAGGGTGGCTATTAATACAAGCGGGGGCGCAAATTGCCTGGGCGGCAATATCTCAATATATTATTCAGCCGATTCAGGAAGCATATAACTGGGTGAGTGTAAAAATCGGTGAATTGGTTGCATGGCTTGGTACGCAGTGGGAATTAGCGAAATCCTATACATTAGTAGGTTGGAATTTAATAAAACAGTATGTTATTCAACCGGTTCAGGAATTGTGGAATACAACAAAGCAAAAGCTTTCTGATTTAGCAAATTGGATATTAGGGAATTGGGCGAAAATCCAATCTTATACACTTGCAGCATGGCAGTTAGTTTATAAATATGTTATTGATCCGGTTATTTCAGCCTATAATTCTACGAAAGAAAAATTCGGCGAAATGTATAACAGTGCGAAAGAAAAATTTGATGCTATAAAAAATGCAGCACAAGAAAAATTCGATGCGGCTAAACGTAACATCATTGATCCAATCAAAGAAGCGGTTGGTAAGGTAGAAGAATTTATTGGGAAGATTAAGGGATTCTTTAGTGATTTAAAATTAAAAATCCCCAAACCTGAAATGCCATCAATGCCACACTTTAGCTTAGAAACTAGTACAAAAAATGTTTTAGGTAAAGACATTACTTATCCGTCAGGAATTGGCGTGAAATGGAATGCAAAAGGTGGTATTTTTACTCGTCCAACTATTTTCGGAATGAATGGTGGACAACTTCAAGGTGCTGGAGAAGCGGGACGAGAAGCGGTGCTTCCCCTTAATAAGAAAACACTTGGAGATATTGGCGCAGGTATCGTAGCAGCCATGCCACGACAACAATTTGCTATGCCAGGAGAAATAAAACAATTAATGGGTGACATGAGCCGTATGATGGCTAGTTCTGTAAGTCAATTATCAGCCTTAAAGACGGTTATGAGTGGCGTGTATGGGAATATGTCAAATAGCAAACAGGCTATGACAAGTAGTGTATCAAATCAAGTAATTAATAACTCACTTGGATCATCTGGTGGCGGAGCAATTCCGATGGTTGGTGGTGATTTGGTTGTTGAAGTTCCTGTTGTTATAGAGGGACGAGATGTGGCGCGTGGTACGTATCGATATACAACCGAGTACCAAGAAAGAGAAAAACAAAGAGACTCAGCCTTTTAGGTTTGGGTTTCTTTTATTTTATAAAGAAATGAGGTGTCAACATGAGTTCTTTTACATTTAACAAAATACGTAAAGACTTTATTCAAATTGCGAAAGGATGGAAAAGACCTACTTGGGCACCATTGAAACGAAATTTTCTAAACGTTCCAGGATATCCAGGCGCAAGATTGTTAAACACACAAACAGAAATGCGTGTTTTATCTATTCCGGTAGGAATTATAGTACCGGATGGATCTAATTTAGAAAAGCTGAAAGAGGAAATTGCAAGTTGGCTAATAACAGATCAACCAACTGAACTTATTTTTGATGTAGAACCAAACAGAACGTATTTAACAATTGTGGATGATAGCTTTGATCCAGATGAATTTGTAACACTTGGAATAGGAACGCTTAAATTTATTTGTCCAATGCCTTACAAATTAGGACCAATTCGAAACACAAAAGCAAAACTAGAACCAAATAATATTATTAAAATGGATGCTTTGAATGAGGGGAGTGTGTTTTCAGAACCGAAATTCAAGATACAGGTAGAAAATCCGTCCACATTCATCGATATTATAAATAAAAATGGAAATCAACATTTTCGTATAGGATACCCAGTTAAGATAGATGAAACGCCAATAAGTCGGTATGAATTGGTTATGCATGATAAAGCGAACTCTCTAGTCGGTTGGACGGAAGTGGGAAAAGATTTCGTTTCAGATTACGGCAGCGTAGCAGGGAAAATGATAGCGGATGGCGCACGTATCATGCCATCTGATTACGGTCAAGGGCAATTTTGGCACGGACCAGCAGTGAAAAGAAGTATTACAGGTGGACCGCTACAAGATTTCACACTTGATGCAATAGTTGAATGTCGAAACTTAAACCCTGCAACTATGGGACGTGTAGAACTTTATTTATTAGATGAGAACAGCGTTGTTGTAGGAAAAGTAGGTATGTTTGATGCATATAGAAATTCTAGCGAAAATTTTGGTGAAGTTATGGCGGGAAACGGTGACTACAATCATCTGATTATAGCGGAAACTGGTTATTATCGTTCAACTTGGAATGATTTTTATGGCCGCCTACACATTGCACGAGTAGGGAACTATTGGCAAGGTGATATTGCCTTGCTTGATGAAAAAGGAAATTATCATACAGAAAAATTCGCCCAATGGTGGGATACGGGCAATAGCTTTATGAAAAAGGTAGCTCAAATTGTTGTGCATATATGTTCGTTTAATGATGCACCATCATTAATTGCAGCTGTGCATGATATTAAAGTGCAAAAGGTAAACAGCAATACAGAACGTCAAATACCTTTTATTGTTCAAAAAGGAGATCTTGTAGAAATTGATTCATCGGATGCAAGTATTCGTATTAACGGAGCGGATGCGATAAATATAAAGGATTTTATGAGCGACTATATACGTATTGAAAAAGGAAAGAATGAAATCGAAATATCCCCAAACAACATTGGACAGGTAGACGTCACATACAGGGAGCGTTACAGATGAGTAAAACAAATAATCTATTACACATTGTGGACTTTAAAACAGAACAAATCATAGGTGTTATCAAAGAACAGGATTATTGGGATGATTTACGCCAATGGGAGCTTAAAGATAACAAAGATAAATTTGAATTCACAACAGCTGATGGTACAAAGATAGCGGCATCACTTATACAACAGAACCTTGTCGTTAAACAAACTCGTGACGGTACTTTTGTTTCATACATTATTACAGAAGTAGAACAAGATACAACAGGTCGTCCAAAAAAGATTTACGCACTTGGTGAACATACAAAGCTAAAGAAAACGACTGTAATTAAACCACAAACTTTACAAGCTACTACAGTCAATGAATCTACGGACTTTGCTTTACTAGGTACAGAGTGGAAACGTGGGATTACAGAGTTCAGTGGTGTACGGACTATTCATATTAAGGATTTCACTAATCCGCTTGATTTCTTAAAACAAATCGTGTCTACATTTGAACTAGAAATTCGTTTTAGAACAGAAATACTGGGATCTATTATTGTAGGTCGTTATGTAGATTTAGTAAAAAAGGTTGGCCGTGACAATGGGAAAGAGTTTTTACTAGAAAAAGATGTACAAGGCATCC